AAGCCGCAAGACGAAAAGTTGTTTGGCGTTGGCAGTTCATACGTTAGAGAATAGCTTGAAGTTCCCGTAAGGAGAGTGCCGCCCGAATCACACATTTCAAAAATAAAAGGCATTCTGAACGGAGCCTCTAAAAGAGTAGCGGTGCCTGTGGTAGATATATCCCAATTTGTGCTAAGTGGATATGTATACAAAGTATCTTTATATGTATTCCCAACTATGAACAATTTATCGCCGTTAGAGCTAAACGCACATCGGCTACCACTGGCCCAGCCTGTTGGGGTGTATTTCGCATCAAGCGTAGCAGTGCTTAAATCCCATGCTGTAGATAGCTCATATCTATCTATGCCATCCGTTCTTGCTACCAAAAGCTCCGATCCATTCCCCGAAAAAAGAATTGTAGAACCTTGAACATAAGCGTTGTTATTAATTGTTAAGCTTTTTGAAGCATAGCTTGCAGTCGTTATATCATAAGCCGTAGATAACGTGTATTGATATAAGCCTTGTGAAGTGTCTAAGACGTATAATTTTGTGCCACTATCTCCAAATTTAAAATCCACAATATAAGTAGCCGAACCCTGATCCAGCTCAAACATAGGTTCAAAGGAGGTAAGTGATGTAACATCAAAAGATGTGGGTGTTTTCATTATAAGAGCATCATCATACCACAAAGCAAGAGTTTTTAATAAGGCATTTCCATCAGGCGACCAAGAAATAAAACCATATTGATCATTGCTTATAGTTCCAGGCGTTGCTGTTGAAGAATAAGATGCCGTACTTAAATCATATGCGGTAGATAGTGTGTATCGCCTAATTTGGCCTCCATAATAATACGATGTGTAGAACTCTGTTCCACTACCATTCATTGCCGCGCTCCAATAAAACCAATCAGAAAAACTATTAAGTCGATCATATGATGTGCTTATGGAGCTAAGATCAAAAGCTGTAGATAGATCATATTCAAATATTGAAATGCTATTAGCAACATGAGAATGAGTGCTTAAATATAATGTACCTCCATTCGGTTTCATCCAAATATTATAAGAGCCTGTCTGTGTTGTATCTGAACTGTAATCTAATTCGTTAGATGTTTTAGACGCGGTGCTAATGTCCCACGCCGTAGATAAAGTCCATTCTCCTACAAGTTGACTGCTCCTAAATAAAACGTACATCCTAGTGCCGTCAGGCTTAAACCAAACCGACGATACGCCAGAATACCCCGTACCACTAACGGTTAAAGTAGTTTTTGTGTAACTTGAAGGATCATAAGCCGTTGAAAGGACATATTGTTTAATGCTGGAACCATCAGTCGTGTAAAGACGATCACCTCCCGCCTTAAGATACCCTGAACCTTCGATGCCTCCATCTTGAAGTTTTCTCTCTACTACACCCGATGTCGCCGCTTTATAATAATAGTTTGAGTAAGTAGTATATTTCTCAATAGTCCTGTTCCTTGCCTCATATATACTACCGCCACCATCTGCGGGAACTAAATTCCCATGATTGGCAGCAAGATTAAGATCAATCGAGGGATAAGTAGTGCCTCGCAAGCTAAGAGAATTAAAATCAACCGCATTCAGTTTATAGGTATTATCGACCTCAAAACCAGATGCCGCCGCTAAAAGCTTATTGTCGCTCCCTATCATGCAAATGCCGCCCCTGCTAAGAATCCATACCAGTTCGTTCCACCGTCGATGCTCATAAATGTATAGATGTTTTTCTCTCCACTTGCAGGGGCGCTAGGGGCTGATCCCCCCGCCCAATCTACCGAAGTAGGCCATGTAAGAGTATGAGTACCGCCAGCCGTAAGAATGAGGGTAAACTTTGCTACCTGTGGACTTGATGGTGGGTTTGTAAATGTAAACGTAGTATTTCCCGAAGTCGTGATCGTGTAAGTGTCTCTTGCGCTCACATCCACCGATGGCGTTGTGCCTGACAATGCCGCAGATGTGTTGTCGATACCCGCTGCGGGAACACGGAAACGGGTAATGTTACTGTCGCCAATTGTAACTTCATTATTAACGGATGCGGAAGAAGCTGAAGCATTGTATCCAATTACAATATTATTGTATCCAGTTGTAATATTGTCTCCCGAACTTCTACCCAAAGCCGTATTGTAATAACCCGTTGAAACGGTGCTAAGTGCGTTGGCTCCTACGGCGGTGTTGTACGATCCGCTTGAAGCTTGCCTTAAAGCTTGCCATCCAAACGCGGCATTTTCGCCTGTGGTTGACGTGTAAAGAGCTTGATAGCCGACGGCGGTATTTCTGTTAGATGTTGTATTCGTTCCAAGAGCCTCATGGCCGATTGCAATATTTTCAAAGCCCGTTGTTATATTTTCTCCCGCAAGAGAGCCAATCCCTATGTTTTTATTGCCAGTAGAATTATCTAATAGCGCGTCCCGACCCAAGGCAACATTATCATAACCAGTGGTCACAGAGTATAATGATTTATACCCAACCGAAGTGTTTCCTGAATATGTTGTATTTAATGCACCGCCATATTGTGATTGATACCCAATCGCCGTATGCTTGCTTCCATTTACACGATTATAACCTGATTGGTATCCAATGTATGTATTTTCACCAGTGTCATGTTGTGTCCCCGCTTGATACCCTATTATAATGTTTCGATAGTTATTATTTGCGTTAGAGTCGCCACCACCCATTGAATTGTAGCCAATGGCTATACTATTGCTTTGATCGCTATATTTAGCAGCATTAGTACCGATTGCGATATTATTGCTCTGTGTGCTAAAAGAGTACCCAGCATCGTTGCCGATAATTATATTATTGCCGCCCGAAGTTATGGTGCGACCCGCACGATACCCCATGACAACGTTATTAAGCCCTGTGGTAATATTGAAAAGACTTTCGCTTCCAACAGAAGTATTAGGCAACGCCGAAGTCATTGTTGTCTGACCCGATTGCCCACGCTGACTATCATTTCCTATGGCGGTATTGTCGTTACCTGTGGTGCGAAACTTACCGCTTTCATATCCAAGATAAGTGTTTCTACCCCCTTGGCTCCACCCGCCGCTTTCGTATCCTACTGCAACACTATTGGAAGCCCCGCCTGATGAGTTAAGAGCGCCACCCGCGTAAGCCCCTACTATTACCCCACTATGGTTCTGTGCGGCGTGTTGTGCGGTGTCTCTACCAATTAAAACGTTGTTTGTTCCCGTTGTGAGGCTGGCCCCCGCATTAGCGCCGACAGCAACATTCCCATCCCCAGTGGTTATATCGTTACCAGCCTGTTGGCCTAATAAGGTGTTATAGTCTCCGCCAGTTGCAAGAGCATCACCTGCACCTGTACCGCCAATGAAGTTTCCAGTGCCTACGTTACTGGCACCAGCGGGGAGGTTAGTAAGCCCTGAACCATCACCAGTAACTGCAGTTGCAGATAGTGTGCCTGTTACACTTACCCCCGTTGTGTTTGTTCGCAACCGCTCCATATGATTATTATATAACACCACCGCCCCGCCATCAGCGAAAGAAGCATTTGTGGTTCCGACTTCATCAGTGATATAAAGCGTGCCGTATGTTTTTATGGACATATTACCGCTGGTGTTTGCAATATTGCCTGTTACATCTACACCTGATGATGATGTTTGTAGCCTTGTTGTGCCGCTCGCTTTCAAACTTACCGTGTGATAGGTATCCTCGTTAAGCGTCATATATTCACGGTCAGTAGAGTGCCGCTTAAATGTATGTCCGTCTGATTTGTACGTTGTGACAAAATTGTGGTTTTCTATTGTCGCAGATGTGCCGCCGTGGAAAAGCTGCAAACCCTGATTTGCACTACCAACATACCCAAGCCATACCTTATCATTTTGCCCTACTAAAATGTCTTCGTTGAAGGTTACATCGCCCGTGAACGTGCCGCCTGTTGTTGGAATCCCGACATTAGCACCCGTGGCAATGCCATCTAACTTTGTACCGTCCGCTGCAATGTCTCGACCATCGACTGTTCCTTGTACTCCAATGTTGCCTGTTACGCCTAGATAACCATTTACTTGAATCCCAGAAGAGGCGGTATAAAGTTTAGTAGAGCCATAATAAGATAGTTTTAACTGGCCTGAAGAGGCGTCTGCTCTTAAATAATCAGTAAGACCTCCTGAACCATTGTCAGCTTTTATAACCACATCTTTATCATCTGCAGCATTTGATATAACTAAATTACCTGTTTCATTATAAATATGACTATCAGTCCCAGCATGATACAGTTGCAAATCTTGTGATGTTCCAAGCTGTATTCTATTATTTACAACGCTTGTGCTGTCATTCGCTTGGATATTGTTTCCATTAAGCTGGAGCGCACCACCAAGTTGCGGCGAAGTATCATCAACAAGGTCATCTAAAGCATTTGGGTTTGCGGTTGCATTAACTGCAATACCGTCTAGCTTTGTGCCATCTGTTGCAACATCACGCCCATCGACTGTGCCTGAGACTGTCATGCTCCCAGTTACGTCAACACCTGTGCTTTTTGTAGCAATTTTTTGATTTCCATAATGATATAGGATAGCCTCTCCAGTAGAGCCGTCTCCCCTAAAATAGTCAGTAACTCCACCAGAACCATTATCGCTACGAAGAACAATATCACCATCATCAGCATACTGGACTATAAAAAAGCTTCCCGTATAGTTTCCAATAACAGAATTGGAAGCATTATGATAAAGCTGTAAATCACCGCCAGTGCCAAATACAGCTTTCGCATTGTCAGCAAACTCTAACGCGCTATCGGACTTATCCCAAACGGCGCTGTAAGAAGCTCCCGTGAAGGTAACATCTCCATCATGCACCGCGCCATCATCGGTAACGGTTCCTGTGACGTTAATCCCGCTGCTAGTGGTTTCAAATTTTGTAGCGTTATCATATCGAAGGGAAACTGCGCCATCTGGCGTAAAAACGCCCATATACTCGCTGCCCGTTGTTTTCCCGATAAATATATTAGGGCCGTTGGATCGTATAAATAAAGAACCGCCGCCGACCTCATCTATATAACTACTATTAGAAGCATGATATACTTCTAAATCATTGCCAAAGCCAAACTTCGCCTTAACATTATCTTGAAACTTTAAAGAATTAGCTGATCTATCAAATGTAATGTCATAACCAGCCGTAGCTCCGTCAAAGGTTACATCTTCCGCAAATGTAACCGCACCAGAGAAAGACGCGCCATCCGTAAACGGCAAATCGGAGGCCGATGGAGCGACGAACACAACCGCATCGCCGCTTAAGTTTATGGCGTTGTTGGAGTTATTGCTTTCGGAAACAGTTCTAGTAAGGGTGGTTCCACTAGCAGTGTAAGTCCCCGTCCCAATCTCAAAATTGGAGCCATCTTCGATGACGTAAGCAACGGTATTACCATCAGTGATACCGCCGCTTGAAAAGCTTTGGAACCCATCCACCGCAGAGCCAAGAGTTATTGTGCCAGTCCCCGTTGTTGAGGTGCTGACCTTTATACGGTTTCCGTAAGTATTGGGCATTCTTTAACTCCTAATAGATAACGCTCAATTAGGATGGGTCGGGAATACCAATCTTAAAAGTAGCCAATGTGAAAGTGTTACCAGAAGTAACAGATTGTGACGCTGACAAAGAACCTGTAGCCAAAAGCCGCGTGTTAGTCGTGTCAAGTACAGCGTAATGAGTAGCCGTTCCTGTAGCAGTGATGCTCCCATCGGAAATTGCAGCAACCGTAACCTCACGCCCACCGCCTGACCTATCCGCGGGTGCAGCAATGCTTAAAGATGTGCTATCACCCAAAGCGTGTGTAGAGTTCGCGCTTGCGTAGGTTGTGCTTTCTTGTGAGGTGACCGTAATTTTATTGGCCTCAGTGTCTAAGACCGTAAGCCCGTTGTCTAGGACTCTGTCGGAAATACTCGCCATTTAATAACTCCTTGAGTGTTGGGCATGATAAGAACATAGCACAAGCATACTGTTCAATCAATCAGGGTTTTTCTTGGGTCGACCGCGTTTTTTTGCGGGCGCTTTACCCCCCTCCCAAGCTTCATTTATATTAGGGGTTGAGGGATCATCCGCCAGAAGCTTACCTTTGGCGTTCCTCGCTCGTTTTGTTTCTTTTGGTGATGCGTTGCCTTGTACTTCCATTGCAGCACCGCGATCAAGCATACTTTGAGCGATCGCTTTTTGCCACGCTTTACCAAGGGGCAAGAACTCTCCAGCCATGTATTTTCTTGCTGACGTTCCATCCTCGTTATCTTCACCGACAACGCTATGAATCATTACAACTTTTTTCATTTTCCCACCTTTAAGAGAGAGGAAGGAAGGTGGAAATCAACCCCCCTCCCCCGTTATCCTTAAGAAGTTGCGTGTTTAAGAACGCGCATAGCTTCCGCAAGAACAACCTCGCCGCCGACCCGCTTGCGAGCCAGATAACGCACAAGGCCAGTTGATGCTTGGCTGTACGGGTCACGAAGAACCGATAACGCCACACGATCAACAATCATATATCCACGACGGAAGTCACCAATGATAACTGATTTGGCTCCAGAAGCCGCATCCGCTACATCAGGAGCTTCCACATATGGGATGCCAATGATTGTGTTGGGCGCACCCGATTGACCAGAGAACCCCGTTTGGAAGATATACTGCCCTGCAGTGTCCTTTAGCTTACGGATGATGCCAAGCGTTGTGCGATTGAACATCATGGTAGCATTAGCCGCATAGTCAGACTTAAGTCCATGCACCAAGTCCATAAGGTTATCAGTAGTGATAGCCGCAGAAGCTGCACCTGTGGCAGTGTGCGCAACTACGTTACCATTTGTGATACCGACTGGTTTATTAGTTCCATTGCCGCTAATGAACGCCGCGCCTTCACTTTTTGCAAATTGCTCAGCAAATTCTTGGTTCATTTCCGCTTCCATATCAAAAGCCGCATCTTCAAGAAGTTGGCTTGAAATATCAACCATCGCGTATTGCTCATGCGTAGCAATAGTTTTCAAAGCAGTTGTGTAACCAGTGGTTTCAGCCCGTGTGCCAGTTTCCGCCGTCCACGCCGCCGCGAAGTTTGCGGTTTTTTGTGGAATTTCAATCTCTTTAGAGTTTGTTTGGCGCACACGCGCAACAGACCGAACAGGGGATATTTCTGTTACGATCTTAATGATTTCCGCAACATATTCCTCTGGGGCCAAGTTACCCGCCGTAGCCGCCGAGCCGACGGTCAAAGCTTTGGTTTCTTCTGCATCAAGACCTTCATTGCCCTTGCGCATGAACTTATCCCATGCCTTCATTGCAATATCGATCTGCTTGACTTGAACGCCCGCGTTTGGACGCTTAAGCATTGTTTCAATGCTATCAAGCTTTTCTGCAAAACCTTCTGCCGTTTTTTCTTGCTGCACAAGCTTCTGGTTGACGCTTTCGTAGCGATCAAGTTCAGCTTCGATCTTAGCAAGCTTTGCCTCTACAAGAGGGTCAGAATCGCCCTTTTTTTCTAGTTCTGCAACGCGCTGATCATTGGTAGCTTTAAATTCTTCAAAAGCACCGTTCAGCCCTTCCAGATAAGTTTTGATGTTATCGTCCATGATAACTTCCTTTCTGTTTTAGGATTTTAGGATATTGGTCAAGCGATTAATCTCACTTACCAGTTCAGAAGGCATTTCCTGTTTGCCAGCATCCCGCTGTTCCAGTGCCTTGGCGACAGCCGAAGCCGCAGCCTTTGCCTCGTTACGCGATAGGCTCCCTGCATCCCGCAGTAGTTCCTCCCATTCACGAACGGTGCGTTCCGCGCCCTTTACCGCTTGAACCCGTGCGCGTGGGTTCATTGGGAATGTGACGGCGGAAATCTCCATAAGGTCAACAGACTTAAGGTAGCGCCGCTTGCGCTTTTCGTCATAATCAACCCCTTTAGGGTCTACGCGATAGCCAATACTTAGACCATCAAGCGCACCCATCTTCATTAGTTCGTACACCTCGCGCCCGCGCTGCGTACCCATTGCCAACCGCCCTTTAACCTTAAGGCCACGGCGGTCTTCTACGATCTCATCAAATACCCCAATTGGCTCATCTTGGCGGTGTTGGTACAAGAGCTTCACAGCTTTTGCGCCCTTTTGCCCAATAGATTTAGCAAATGCACCTTCTACAACCACATCGTTTCCTAGGTCTTTGTTTCCAAAAATAGAGCCATACCCAGTGAAGACACCCTGATCTTCCCCGTTGGCTTCAGCCTTGTATTCAAAAGCAATGTCCAACGTCTCCGACTTGGCTTCTTGCTCATCAATGTATTGTTCTAGATCGACCTGTTCTTCTGTCATTTGCTTGCCCCCATATTGGCTCATGCAGACTGCTAACCTCTGGTCGCTGTCTGGAAATTCACTTGATACCTTGTCATCACCCATACAACGGCTAACAAAGCTGTCCCTATCTTCTCCGACTTTAGGCTTTGGCAATGGCATTTTTACCTCATAATTTTATCGCGATCTTACACGAAACTAACTCAGACGTCAAAGTCTATGCGCCGCTCTACAAAAAGTTGGCTAATAGTGCTTTGAACAACACGCCAAGTCCTACCAATCTCCTCAGGTTCAACATAGGCTATTAGGTCTTTGATTGTCTCATAATCTTCGTTTGTCATTTCATCTTCTAAGCTAAGAATTTCCTGTATCTTATCAGCCGCCTCGCTCATCAAATATCCTTTCTATAATATCTAATGCTTTAGGGTGTACCAGTTCTTTCTTTCCCATCATATAGAGCGCAAAACTTTCAACGAAAAACTCCTTCTCGTTTGTTTCCCCATAGCGCGTGGATATCTCAGCCTGTCTGCGAACCTTTCTGTATCCACGCCAGAACTTCTTTAGCTCCCCTTCTAAAGGTGGCGTCTTATCAAACAAGCTTCGGCGCTTCTTGTATATTTGGTGTATATGGTGACCGAACTCGTGGTACATCAGTGACCGCAAGTGCTGTAACCCGTGCGCACTGTACTCCTCGGCTGTCCATGGCTTGCTAATACTTGAGTCGTCGTTGCCAACATACCACAGCCGCGCTCTACTGCCCAACTGTTGCTCAGGGTTAAATATCTGTTGGTGCGCCCTGTCGTTTAGCAGCTCCTCACGCAGCTTGTCCCGCTGCTTGTATAACCGCTCGCGCCGCTTTGGGTCTGTGGTGTTTTCGATCTTTTCTTGTACTTCACGCAGTTTGGCTTGCGTTGCCGCCCGTGCCGCAAGGAGCTTGCGATACTCGCTTTCCAGTTCGCTAAGGTCTTGCACATCAAGGTCTTTAACGTAGTTGTTCACAAACCTAGCATTCAGCCCAAGTATCCCGTCACCCATATTGCCAACAACGCCATCCCTCTTCACTGGCTTGATGCCCCGTAGCCTTGGGATGTTTAGCCAATCCGCAAAGTAGTTAAGCTCTTTCATAATTCCAGCAACCGCTATCACTGCATCGTCAGTCAACCCATCGTTTGCCCAGCTACCCACATCAGCAAGGGATCGGCCACGAAACACAACACGTCCCTCAATCTTGTATGACTTGTGCGTCATAGCATCACTTAGGCGCTCTTGCGTTGCCGCCCAAGCATCACGTCTATTGGTTTTGCGGGCAAACTCCTTAAAGGTTCTGTTTGTTATGCCCGCCTCAAATGGGCTTACAAAGGTTTCACCAATAGGCAAGTCGGCAAGGACATCCTCAACCGCCTCCTCAAATAACTCTGGCTCTGGCTCATTAATGCGGGCCAGAAAGTCATCGAGCGGTGAGCCACCCGTGGGGGTATCCTCTGGTTCATCGAAGCTATCAAAAAGCGCATCCTCGTCGGTAAAATACACAGCAAGGCACCGACAGTTAATGTTATTTGCTGCACCCCCGCTCCCATCGTGCGGGTAGTCCATAGCGATCTCTTGGCCCTTAAATCGGATAATAAACTTCTCTTCTATGCCTACTTCTTGCCCGTTTGCCGCTGCGTGAAACGAACGTGTGCGCCCATCACCTACACTGACCCATCGTTTGCGCTGGGCTGGTAAGTTAAGCTCTTTGGTGGCTTCGTGGGTGGCATAGCTTGCCGCCGCGTGTGTTTCTGTGCGGGCTATGGTTGCCGCCCTTGCCCTGCCAATAGCCCCTTTAGTCTTTTCCTTAATCAGCTTGGCTGTACTGTCTACGCCCAACCCTTCATCTTCTCCAGCGCGGATAGCCCGTAAGATGCGTCTGCGTGTGGTGTTCGTCACCCCGACAACCCTTTCCGCGCCCTCACGTGCATAAAACTGAAACACAAAGTTACCAAAGGACGTAAGCTTTCGATTCTCATAAACCCTGCTCGCAAACTTGTTTATGACTACTTCGTAATGTGCGCGGTATATCCGCTCTAACTGCCCCTGCAAGGGTCGTAAGGCATCGTCTATTGTTTGTCGGCGTTGATACTCTTCAGCCGCTGCATCCCCCACCCTTGCAAAAGCTGTGTAAAGGCTTCGGGCCATTGCCCGTTCGTATCGCATCCGCAGCCGATTAACTTCCTTAATCTCTTTAGAGATAGATATTCGGGTCTTGTGCGCCGCTTTTATAAATACAGGAAACGTCATGCCCTTTTATAGCAAATAAAATTTTCCTTCTCTACACAAGAATATTTGTAAATAAACTATTTACAAAGTGTCTGGGGTTTGATAGAAAGGCTTTGTAAGCAACGCAGAAAGGTAAACAAATGTCACGCACTTCAGATTACAACTTCGCAGTCAACGTAGCAGAAACAGTAGAAGGCCTTTGCAAAATTGACGCACTTCGCTTTCACGCTTTCAATACTAACGGTCTGTGCTCTGCAGCACATGACGCGCAAGCCGCACTGTTAAAAGCTGTTGAAGAAGGAAAAGTCAAGTCAGGCGCTCTTATTGCTTATGATGTTTACAACCGCTTCGGCTACGAAGCTATCATGCGCCAAGCACAACGCAAGCAACCAAACTTCGGCAAAGCAAAACGCGCAATTGAATGGGTGCAGAGCGACATCAAAAAAATCTACGAAGCTATCGCTGAAGCACATAATTAACAAAAAGCCCCCGACCTATCAGTGCGTAACCTAATGGGTCAGGGGCCGTCCAACAGGGAGGAGTTGAACTCATGCCAAACCATGGAGCTTTGAACATGCCACTAAAGATTATCACAGAAACACTTCTATTTCTAGCGTTCACACTAATCATCTTTAACTTACCAAGCCTGATCCAATACTTCGGGCAACTAATAGGAGGAAACTAAAATGCTATCCAAGATGCACACAGAATACACTCGTTGGCTAAAGGTCGCAAAAGAACTGCAAACACAATATGAAGCTGGTGACGATCAACGCGCCATTGAAGTGGGCCGCAAATCAATTGCTCGCTTAGAGCAAAAGATAACAGAACTGGAGGAGCAAGGAGCCGCTTAATTGCGGCTCATGTGCATCGTAAACGTGACAGATACCGCATCCGTGCCACAATCAGTCACCTGTCTTAAGCGGGTGGCCCTCTGGCAGTAAGTCAGTGTCAAACTTGCCGCCCTTAAAGCGCCCATTACGCACAGCATACAAAAAAGAGTTGACGCGAGCGTAAGCCCACTGATCACTTGAACGCACTGTTGGCCTTACGCTTTGTGGGTTGGTGTTGTAAGCCCCGACACCCCGACGGAATACAGCCTCCAACATTGATTGCGTGACTTTCTTCCCCTTCTTCTCTCCGTGTTCAGCGTTGTGTTCTTTAACTTTTTCAGCAAGCCCCTTTTTTACAGCCTCGCTGACTTTGGCCTTTTGCTCTGAGTAAGACTTTTCGCGCTCCTTGTCTAACTGATCAGTCTTACGGTTTGCCCAGCTTTGCCCTTCATCACCGCCCCAACCAAGCCAAGCTATCAAGCCATTGCTAGGCCAGCCATCTTCACCCCTGCGAAAGCCTTGCGCTTCCTTATCTACTTCGTGCCGTGCAAAAAAGCTTTTCATCCGACGAACAGTATTAGGCGATAAGCGCTCACGATCTATAAGCTGGTTAGCCCGCGCTACACCGACAGCCGTCATGCCCCGACCGTATTCCTTGCGCAACTCTAATGATCGCGCTGCGTTCCGCGCCATTGCCGCTGTTGGGACAGTATCAACATCTCTTTCGGCCTTGTCTTCTTCGCCTTGCCAGCGAGCGCAAACATACTGGATGCGCACTTCGGCATTAAATAGTTCGCAGTTGCCTTGCTCGAAGTGGATGCAGTTTCCACAACGCTCTTCACCATCGCCCATTCGATAAGCTTCTGGCAACTCGTCAGGTACTTCTTCACCGTCTGGATAGAAGTCAAGCTTAGAACCATATGCCGCTTTCCCTGCTTCCTCTGGGTCTTGCCCTTCATCTTCTGCCACCTCTGGGCCTCCGAGCGGGAACAAGTTAGCCGCAATAAACACTTCATCACCACCACTAATAGGCTCCAAACCCAAGCGCTCACGAGCTTCGTTACGGCTGATAATCCCCTCACGCACTGCCGCAACTACGTTTTCGTATACCCGTCTGCGCCGTTCTGTCATTGCGGGTATGCTATCAACATCGTAACGGATATTTATCTCGTCACCGAAGCTAGGGGCGAGCCATTCGTTTAAGTCGCTTTCAACGCGCTTGGCTAATGGGATAATCGTTTCTTCATATAACGCCAAACGCGCCTCTTGGACGTTAGCATAAGTCTGGCTGTCTGGGATACCAATTAGCTGAGAAGGAATACCAAAACAAAGCGCGATGTCTTTTGCTGCCATATGCTTATTTTGCAAGAAGTCCATATCCCTTGGGGACATGCCCATCTCCTTCCAATCAAAGTCTCCCTCCAGCAACAATGGTCGACCAGCGTTATTTTGCCCTGTAAACCTACTTTCCAAGTCGCTTGCCACTTGCTGTCGCTGTCCGTCCGTCAACATAGTCATATTGCCCATGTCATCCTTTGGCTTAAACACAATCGCGCCACTTGGCCTTGCGCCATTTACTAGCAACCCGATATTGTGTTTGGCGATCAGGTTGTGCTGATCCAAATCAACCGCAGCCGCCATAAGTGGAGACAAACCTAGATAGTCATCTAGCGGATTCCAGAATTTAAAGTGCTTAACCTCACTCTGACCAGTCATCGGGTCTGCATCGTATTGGGCGACGACCTGATTATTTAGCTTGTATCTGTAAGCCTTGGGTATCGATGTCTCACTTGGCTCAATCTCAACTCTATCTGGACGTAAAAGATAAAGCTCTGTCGGCACCATGTTCACAGCAGAAGCAAGGGCGTAACTGTTCCCCGACAAAAGCATAAATGAATAAAGCGCTTGAAAATATTCTACGCCCGCTTGGGTTGGGTTTGGCCTGTTGAGTAGGCTGATCAATGGGTGTCGCTCTAGCTTTATATCACCTTGATACACCCTAAAAGGTATGGATGCTGCACCGTTTGCGATCTCATTTACACAGCGATAGACAATCGCGTTCTGTTGATACCCTTCACTAGCGTAATCCTTAAAATCGTCCTTACGCTTATGACTGAACATACTGCCCTGAACGTATACCTTGGGCGCTTCTTTTGTTTCAAGGCGCTGCCCAAAGATAGCCCCCCGCAAGTTGTCAATAATGCCCATCAGCTAATTCTCCAAATCGGTTGGCCTGTCCGCTGGCTCAGTTCTGTAATAGCCCAAACCAAAGCGTCAAGCCTGTCGGGTGACTTGCGAGTATCTGGGGTATATGTTGTCAACTGATCTTCCAACTTTTTTAATTCACCCACGTGATGAACCTTGCCTTGCTCGTACAGTGCAGCGACAGGCTCAGCCCTTACTATCTTTCCCCGTGATGCGCGGACAGCGGTATAGGGGATATGCCTATCTATAGTTCTTACCACTTTTTCTACCAAGTCGCCACCATTATTGACTTCTGCAATTAGTCTATCGGCGTTGTATTCGTGGAAAACCTCAACCGCTGTACGAGCCCAAGTGTCAGGACTCCCATGTATTGTGCGGTCATCAAGGACGTAAAAATGCCCATTGTCGCAACGCCCAGCAACAACAATACCCGTTTCGTCAGCGTCCTCTCCACTACTAACAGCGGGGTCTACAGCCACCACCACGCGCCTCAACTCTGGCATATCTGACCTTTTCAACCTTTGCCCTTCAATCATGCTCCAGTTCCACAGCGCCCCCTCTATGTCCTCCAAAACTTCAGCATAAAGCTCCTGTCTGCCAAGCCGTGTTCCTTCATACTTCTCGCGTAGTTGCTGTAATGCAGCGGGCGCTAGATTGGCTTCGTTGTCAAAAGTGCTCCCACGTGTCACCATCGTGCCCTGACGCTTTAGCAAGTTCTTTATTATCGGCGTGGGTTTAGGCGTTGTTGTTATGACACACTGTGGGTTCTGACCTAAACGCAAACCAAACATTAGTTGGTCGAATGTTTCAGGGTAAGGCCACGCTGCAATCTCGTCACACCAAGCCCTGTGGAACTGTGGGCCACGCAAACGCTCAGGTTCGGTAGCTGCAAAGCCCTGTATAATTGATCCATTGTATAATCTTATTTCTTGCGCTGAACTGTTGTACCCCTGCCCCCTGCCACTAAGCAACAACTCGCGCGGCATGTAAGACAATATCCCGCTTTCACCGCCAAAGGCCACACGCTTCAAGTCACCAAAGGTAGGCACAACAACAGCCACACGCACATTCGGGTTCCGCAAGGCATACATCGCAGCATCAACACCGCCTGTTCGCGTCTTGCCCCAACCACGACCAGCCAAGATAAGCCAAACCGCCCAATCACCCTTTGGGGTTACTTGGTCAGCGCGGGCTGTATCAATCCAATCACTGTATAGTGTGGCGAGCGCCCTGTGACTTTGCCTCGGCAATGTCGTCCAGTTGGTCAAGCAATCGTGCAAGACTTGTTGGGATGCTGTCATCTGCCACTACCTTCGTTATTTCACCAGCTTCACCCAGCGCCAATTTGCCCATCTTCTGCGCTTTAAGCCCAGCATCAAGCAGTTCGTTTAACTCTTTTGCGCTCAATACGGGCTGTTGTGCGTTCCGTTCTGCCCGTAAAGCCAAGCGCAAATCACGCGATACCTTTTCCAGACCAGCCTTTGCAATGGTAATAGAGCTGCTATCCAGCTTTTCCATATCCTTTGCCGCTGCTTCTGCCCGTTGCTTATTTACCCTTTGCATGTAGTGGGCATGATATTCGTTCTTTTGTTGCTGCCACTCTTGCGCCTTTGCCCGCCTATAGACCGTGTTCTTTGGCACAGTGTGCCGTTCTATTAGGTGCTCAAGGGTTGGAAATATGCGCTCTCCGTTGTCGTTCTCGTATCCTTCGACAAACTCTTTGCGGATTGTTTCGTTAATTTCGTCTGTAATTTGTCCAGCCATGACCGTCACCAATTATTGCCCATTTGATAACCAAGATAGCAAATCCTTGGCTAAATTTGAAGTATCCTCAATTTTTCGCAAGTAATGTAACTCTATTACCTCCCCTAGCTGCTTTTGAATGTTGGCTGTTTTTGTTTGCCTACCCTGTAAAAACTTAGCAGTTTGGGTGTCGCCGCGTTGTTTATGGCGCTCATGTAAATCTTCTGCACTCGCCTTTAAGATAATCACCCGTGTTTCATACATTGCCATAAGCTTTTGAAGGTTAGCCCCTGTGAACAACCTATCGCCCTCAAATAACAGGTTGCGACTTCGCTTCTCTGCGTACTTAAGGAAGTGCGGGTTTACATTCATTGCAAGCTTATCTGTGCCGAGAAATGTTTCCCCTGTTCCGTATATGCCGAGAAGGGCCAGATTACGGGTGTTGTCTACATGCCCACGAACCAGCCCAAACTTAAAGCCTTTAGGCTCATTCAGTGTATCATAAATCTTGCTAACTAGCGTTGTCTTACCCGTGGCGGGTTCTCCCCCTATCGCTACGCATCGCATTATCCGTTAAGCCCCTTTAAGTCTGTTCTGTTCTTAATTACCTCTAGCTCGTCCTCTGCGCTGCCACAGTTCATCATGTTCTCTCGATAATAGCACACGATGCTGATGCGCTCATATGGGCCTTTAGCCTTAATCGGAAGGTTTCCGTGTAGCTCATGCACATTAAAAAAGCACACATCGTTAGATCGCACATCAAACCCAACGCGGAAACGCGGCATACAGGTATATCCACCTTCGTACTTGCCAGCTTGCATCACGGCAATGTTACCAAGCCCGCCTTCGTAGTCGCCAGCGTCATAGTGCAGTGCTGTTCTAAAGTTCTTATTGACCGTTACAGTCGTAAACACCGTATCCCCGATAACAAAGTCTTTGTGCGTATCCTGTACGACCTTGTTCTGTGCTTCCCAGCGAGAGGGGCAAGCCTTCTGAAACTCATCGCTGATGCGCTTAATATATGGGTATGCCTCTGAGAACTGTCCGAAGTTCTTTTCTGTCCACGCAGTTTGTCGGCAGTATGGGAAGCGCAACGTTCTGTCAAAGTAGCCAATGATGCCGCTGTTGACCATCTTGGCGCGTGTCTGCTTAGAAACATATCCGTCTTTTGTTACGTTACGATAGCGCTTCTTTTTGGTGTCGGCATCAATAACGCCCTGCCGCACACTAAGCACCTTGTCATCGTTAACATAGAACTCGCCAGCCGCGTCACCCCTGTTGTCGGTTGGTGTTGCTGCATGTCTTAACGCACCGTAAGCCGCCTTACATAAAGAAGTCGGTATTACGTTCTTGCGGAACATGAAAAGCGGGTTGCCATCCTCATCGTAGGCATCGCAGTCATAATCAATAATGTGGTCAATCTCGTGTTCCTCTAGGAACGTACCCGCCCGCGCTGACCATTCTTCCTTCGTGCCGTAGGCTTTTGCCTCAAAGATTTTTACACTCATTTTCTACCGCCAACACCACAGCGTCTGTGATGTTCTCCAAGTTGTTAGCTTTCATTATCTTATCGCATTGTTCGCGGAACCGTGGCTCACTTTGCTGGTCTAAGTATAACAAAACCATCTTCACATGGTTAGCGGGCAAAACGTCCAACCCTTCTTCTTCAAGCTCTTCTTCTAGCTCGTCCTCGCCCTCGAACTGCAATAGCTCCTCGTTAAGCTTGGCAATCTCGTCTAGTTCAAAGCCTGTAAGCCCCATGTCATAATCAAGTTCTGCAAGTAAGTTAAACTCATGGGCTAGAAGCTCTTTATCCCACTCAGAAAACTCAGCAGTCTTATTGTCTGCTATCCTGTAAGCTGCTTTCTGCGCGTCACTTAACCCCTTGGCAATGACACAAGGAACACTATCAAAGCCCAAAGCAGTCGCAGCAGCGTGTCGGGTATGCCCCGCAAGTATAATCTTCTCCTCGTCAATAACTATCGGTTGCTGCCAGCCAAATTCTTTCAAGCTCTCGGCGACCTTTGTAACCGCAACATCGTTTTTTCTTGGGTTGTTATCGTATGGTTTGATGTCTGTAATGTTAAAAAGCTCAATTTGCATGGGCCACCTGTTTTTGTGTTATGATAAAATTCTTATCTATTTGTGAAGATATATGCAATAAAAAAAGCCCCGCTGCACTACCAACGGGACTAGGTGTGTCGGTCATCAAGGCAGATTTAAGTACACATGAAAAGTACCAAATCCATCGAGCAGTTAGGTTAGAATACAGGTTCCCGACTTGCAAATTATTGCACACCGTTGTGGGAGACGTCAATATTTGGTTTCCGATATTTATCCAAGTCCCGTTTGGAAACCAAACCTTTTTCAATAAGGTAATTTGCGCCGCTCCCAAAAACATACCATTCAGAGACAGGTTCTCCGCGCTTGATGCGCCCAGCATTAATCAGGTCTGCTTCAAAGTCCACAGGACGCGCTAGTTCGGGGTCAACATCAGCCAAACGCACCCTATCCGCACTGTCATGCACCCCTTTAATAAATGTCTTTATTGTGGGCCATGTACGGCTCGCAGTGTTTTTCCTAGTGTATTGGGCCACCCGCTCAAGAAGTGTGTTTACAGAACTCTCTGACAAGCCGCTAGGTATCTCTGAGTTAATGTCCTCAACCATAAACACCATCTCATCTTGTGCCCGTAGCTTGTCAAAGCTTGCTGGAACCTCATAACGCTTAAGAAATTGTACCAACCAAGCCCCGACAATACGCTTGCGTTCTTCATACCCTAGATTACTCATTACCTATCTCCTTTGTTGCTTTTACAAAACCTAGATCACCCAAGATGTGATCCATTTGCTGTGATGTTGTCATGTGGTTAAAGTCTGGCGCGTCAATCTCATCATCCCAGCGCCCCTGATTTAGCCATGTGGACAAGTGTGGTATATACCGCGTATCCCTGCCCTGAACAGAAACGATGTAGGCATCCAGCTTACCAGCAAGCGTTTCCAATGGCTGTTTCTTTACAGCTTTTTCAAACGATGCTTTTGCTGCGCCTTTGCCCTTCTTTACAGGATAACGAGACCAAAGTTGTTCAAATGTTTGCTCAATAATATCTTTGGTTAAACTTAACTGTTTATTTCTTACCTGTTTATGGGGGTGTCTCTCTGACACTGGGGGGGTGTCTGTGTGACACTGGGGGAGTGTCACTGTGCTACCCCCTACCTCAAAGCCAAAGGCATAACGATTGGAAGTCTGGCTACCGTTTTGCCTAAACTCTTTTTCAGCACTTATAAGCCCGCGCGACTGCAATAACTCCAAGCACCTAATAACTGTAGAGCGTGAACAACCTACGTCCTCGCCAATCTTTGTCAGGCTTGGAAAACATCCTGTGTCTGGGTTGTGCCTGTTTGCCAGCGCTAAGAGCACCATCTTGGCATGAACAGACAAATCCCTTTGCTCCCATGCCCAGTTGACCGCCTTAAAACTCATTTACCTCTCCTTGTGTTGCTTTACGTTGACAGGGGTTCTTGTTCCCCGTATATTTGCTCTTGAAGGTTGGCTTACCTCCATCCTTCGTTGCTTTACAGGGGTCATCGCTTTAAGTGGTGACCCTTTAATTTTCCAGATACCTTTCAAGCTTTACCATTGTCCTCTTGCTAGGGTTGCCGCCAAGAACGATCCTACGAAGCGCAGCATACGTCAAACCAGTGCGTTCTGCCACGACCTTCAGCTTCCTATCCTCAAGCTTAATCCTAAGCTCTTGGGCTGAAAGGGTAGGCTTTTCTAGAAGTGGCTCTACCATTATTTTTTTCCTTATGTTAAATTAACACTTGCATTTTTTGCACATAACGCAAATTATAGCAATAGCAACGAAGGAGAAAATTATGATACCACAATGTCCGCCCAGCTTAATCAGGGTTGCCATCAGCAACGCTATATCACGCAGAAGCACAAAGCTTGTCATGCAAGCCAACCGTGAAGAGATTAGCCATCAGCGCTATATTGCAGAGCAGTTCCCAGCCGATGCCATTAGCTATCTAGAGGAAGCAATCAACGAGGCCATTAAAGAGTGGGAAGCTCAGTACAAGGCCAATCATAAGGAAGTAGCCTGTGACTAAAGTAGACAGCGCACTTCTTACACTGGTATCGGAAGCGCTTGCCGATTACGCAGATGACGAACAAACCTTCTGGGATACACTGGACGGCGAGACAGACGTCATGGGTCTGGTTGGCAAGCTTATCCAGCAATCTGTAGAAACGGATGCACAGATCGCAATGATAGACGGGCTGGTGGAAACATACCGCCAGCGCAAATCATCGTTACAGGGCCGCAAGGAAGCTTATAAACGCGCCCTGATGACAGTGCTAAGAAGCACAAACCAAGCCAAGGTTCCACATGCACTGGGAACAGTTTCATTGCGCAAAGGAACCGAAAGCGTATTAGTAACCAACATAGAGGAGGTGCCGACACAACTTTGTAAGATTACCAAAGCGCCCGACAAAACTGCAATTAAAGCGCAGCTAAAAGCGGGTGAAACAATAGACGGGGTTGAACTTGTAACCAGCCCCGAGACAGTAAGCATAAGGATTAAATGATGACCAATGCGAATAACACAGACATGAATGCGATTGTAGCTTTTAACAAGGCACAGGCAGAAATGGGCCGTGCAATTAAAAACCAAAAGAACACATTCTTAAAAAACAGCTACGCCGATCTTTCGGCAATACAAGATGCAGTTCTACCAGCGTTCCAATCAAACGGGTTCGCTATCTTACAAGTGGGGGGCCACGACGAGTTCGGGCCTTACATGGAAACACAAGCTCGCCACGTTAGCGGTGAAGTATTTTCCTCACGGATATACCTAGAACACAATAAGGGCGACATGCAGTCGTTAGGTTCGGCCATAACATACGCCCGCCGCTATGGGTTGTCTGCAATCAGTGGGGTGCCTGTAGAGGATGACGATGGCAATCACGCTGTCGGTCATGACAGGGTGCAAGCAAAGGTAAATAAAAAACCACCACAGCCAAGCATCCATCAACGTGCAGACAAGCTCGAAAGCTTTTTAAACAGCAAGCCAGATGCTGACGCATTCATTAAGGCAGGGCCAAACGCACACGCACTCCTTGAGCTACTCACAGCGCAAGACAGACCACGGGCAGAAAAGCTCAACCAGCTTTGGCTGGATCAAGAAGAACGCATCTTAAAGGGTTAATAAAATGACATTGAAAATTACAGCTATCGGCAACCTTACCCGCGACAGTCAACTCCGCACACTTAGCAGCGGAGAAACTGTGCTAAACTTTAGCATCGCCCGCAATGACCGCCGCACTAAAGAAGCCACCTACATTGAGTGCGCAGTATGGGGCAAGCTTGGGCAATCCATCGCCCAGTACCTTTTGCGCGGGAAACAAGTTTACGTTGATGGTGAGCTTGGTATGCGCCAATGGGAAGGGCAGAACGGGCCACAAACTAGCCTAACATGTCGCGTCCGTGAGATCGAAATCCTTGGCGGCGGGCAACAAAGCCAACCACAGGGTCAGCCAAGCGGCGACCAATCGGGCGCACCAAGCAACGGGGATATGGATGACGAAATCCCATTCTAAACCCAAGCTTCAAGTTTACAAACGTGACGGGCATTTATTGCCCCTCACAGAGTACGATGCACAAGAAATAGAACAAGCGCCGATTGACCAGTTGTACGATCTGGTTCCTGTATTTAAACGCTCAGACCCGCATCACAAGCTATACTGGGCAACCCTTGGCAATGTTGTTCAACAGACGGGCGCATGGGCGAGTTCTGCGCACTTACACGACGATCTTAAGATGCTGTGCGGGCATTACCGAACTGTCATAAACAGGGCGACAGGTGGTCTTTATTACATCCCTGACAGCATTGCTTACCGCAAGATGGATCAAGCAGAGTTTGCTGCGTACTTTGAACAAGCAATGGAAAAGTTATCGGAGACCATAGGCTATGACCCACTCGCCGCTAGACAATGAGGACAAGCGCAGTTGGTGCGCACTGGGCGAAGAACAGGAAATAGCCTTTATAAATGCACACACATTCAAAGACACTGTGCTGAGTATGAACCCAGAAAAGGACTTGGACAAATACACCTTTGATATGCGGATCAATATGCCGTGCGACCTAAAGACAATCCGCACCCCTTGGATATATGCAAAAGATAAATTTGGGATTGACCCAAAACATGCAGTTTCCATTAATCAAAAAGACTTGCGCCGATATGCTGAACTCTATCCAAACATCGTTATCGTTTTTGATGTAAGCTTTGCCGAATATAGGGCTATCCACTTTGGCACCATAAGCCACTTTAAAAAGCTGTTAGAGGATGGCGATATGCACAAGCATGAATATCAGCACAGGAAAAATGACACACAAGGCAACGCGAAGATCAGCTATGTGTTTGATATAACAAAACTGCCAATACTGAGGTGAGCAAATGGCAAACTTAACAGGAAGAAAACCATACCAAAAAGAAGGAAAGCCAAAGAAAGATGAAAAGTATCTACAAGCTATTAGGCAAAAGCCGTGCTGCGTTTGCGCGAGGTTTGGCGAAGCTCAACGCTCCCCGACCACAGCCCATCACCCTATCCATGATCGCCACGGAACTAGAAAACGATCTGATAGAACTGCGATCCCGCTTTGTGAAGGCCATCACCAAGGTCTTTGGGACACGTCAAAAATAGCGCTACACAAAGAGCCGCAACTTTGGCGCGAAACCTATGGCCCTGACTACTCGTACTGCGAGGCTACTTAGTCCAAGAGATGCGCACATGCACCAGCGGTGGAACATCTAATCCGCAATACTGCTTCCTCGCGTTAATAGCGTGGACTTGCGCATCATCTAAAAAGACAACCCCATTACAGCCATCCAGAACAGCTTTGATAATATTGTCTATGTCTGGCTTCTTTGGCTTTATCACGTTTGCAAAAGCAAGCGCCCGCTTTTTGTTAGGCCAGCTTTTAGGAATGCCATGATACGCAGTGACCTCAACAAATACGTTTGCTGATGTTGGTGGCAGCTTGTTCTTTGCCATTGCTACCCAAGCCGATTGACGCACCGTTCGCTCGTATGCAGCGGTCTTGCTGTCGGTGTATGTTCTGCCCGCCTTGGTAAATCTGGGCCGACCTTTACCCCTTGGTTCACCGTCAATTATGAACTCTACTCTCTGTATTCCATCCATAGCCTGTAAATACCCTATTTACTTTTTTTCTAAAGTATGATAGAATGACTGTGTAAAGCAACACTTTTTGGAGGGGCAAATGCCTATCAAACTTAAACCAGTCAACCACAAACGCGGTGACAGCAACCGCTATTGCGGGCCAAGCGCCATCAGTGCCATCACAGGCATGAACACAGGCGAAGCCGCAAGACTGCTCCGTTACGTCAGCGGAAAGGCATCTATCAAGGGGTGTTACACCCGCCATCTACTGTCAGCCTTGGAAATGTGCGGAATAACGTACGGAAGGCAGAGCGTAACCAATAAACCGACCCTCGCCGCTTGGTTGCGTGAAAGCAAAGCGCAGCGCACCAGTGGTCGGGTGTTTCTTGTGGTGGCGGGCCATCACTTCCAAATCATTACTGGTCGCCGCTATGTCTGCGGGCTAACGGGCGACATCGTCAGCATAAAACATGACAAGGTGAAGCGCCGAGCGCGTGTTGCCGAGGTCATTGAGCTGTTCGCAGACGGGCGCATTACCATCCCAGAGCAAGCCCGCAAGCCAGCCAAAGACCGTAAGAAAAGCAAGCTGCGCCGCCAGTGCCGCAAAATTGCTGCCGAGTATGGCTTCCACATTGACGCCGAGCGTGGCGCTTGGGGCGTAAGCTACTGGGTCTGCATGTCGGACGATGCTGAGGACTTGGCCTTTGATATGGGCCATGAGTTAAGCGACAGTCATGTGTGTTATTACTGGGACGAGGTAGCCGAGAGGCTGGATCGTATGGTAGAGTTCCATAAGGCGCACTTCGCGCCCCTACCGCAAGCAGCATAGAGAACAGCATGGAACCAAAGACAATGATTATCATGCGAGGTGAAGACGTAACTCTTCAGGAGCTAGGTGTTTGCCTCCCAGACTTCTCAGCCCTTTGGCCTCACCACATCATAGCCTTCAACAACAGCGCCATCTACAGTAGCAGCAACGGACACGGGACGCGGGTGCTGGTGATCCATGACACCGAAAGCGAAGCGACCCAGATAGTAGACTTCGATGAGCTTGGCTTTTTTGACGAACCCTTTGATGGTTGCATCCACTAGAATAAATTAGATTTCTTCTTGCCTTATCTTCTGCGTTGATTGAGTTTGAATCTGTAAAGCAAATGGAGGTAAACATGCTAGATTTTACAAACACCACTAACGACTGGAACTTTGAAACAGTTAAAGAGCCAGTGATGCGCCCCAATGGGCAGGTCATGGAAAACATCTATAACCTTGTCCGCACTGACACAGACGAAGTTCTGCACACACACAACAACTCTTACACAATCCTATCGCATGACGATGCAGTAAACGCTGCGTATGACGCAGTTAAAGAGGCAGACATCAGCCAAGACTTTAGCGTTGACATCAAGTGCATGGACAGCGGGCGCAAGCTTAAAGGCACTATCCTGTTCAACGATCTAACCATCGAGCCGCAGGAGGGCGATCATGTAAAGCTGCGCATGGACTTCTTTAACAGCTATGACGCTTCATGGGCATACGCCAACCAACTCGCGGGTCTGCGCTTGGTTTGTACGAATGGTATGGTTTCACCGCAAGCAATCGCAAAAGTCTGGGCGCGTCACACAGCAAACATCAACGTTCAAGCATCTGTATCACAAATCGCACAGGGTATGGACACCTTCTTGCACAACAAAGAGCAATGGCAACAGTGGATGAAGGTCAAGGTCAGCCGTGACCAAGCCGAAGCGCTGTTTAAGGATACTGTCGTAAAGCGCCGCACCAAAGCCACAGACGAGCGCTACAATGCAAAGCAGTTGGAAGTCTTGCTAGGCCAGCTTGACACAGAGTTCAGCACATTGGGCAAGAACAAGTGGGCGCTGTATAACTGCCTCACACACTGGTCAAGCCACACAGAGGCGTCCAAGACGCCAGAGATTGCTCAGCGCAGCCGCGAGGCTAAGGTCGCCAGCGCAATGAACTCAAAGCAGTGGTTGGCAATCGCATAAAACTAGGGGGCTTCGGCCCCCCTTTTTTTGGGTAACAACTAGCGCCAGTTCTTACCCAATTTGATTATTCCAGAATATTTGTAAATAATCTATTTACAACTAATCCAAATCACTTTAGAAAGATCATGTAAGCAACGCATTGGAGGTTCAAATGCACACACAGTTCGACAAAGACAACTTTCAAATCTCAAACGGTTGGGTTCACTATGTAGAAAACGGCGAGCGCAAGTTCGTTATCCGCACAGAGAAAACAATCTTCAAAGCAAAAGCAGTCGTAAACCAACTGTGCGCAGCACATACTCAAGAAGAGTACTTCTCAATGTTAGACGCGGGCATCCCACCAATCAAAATCCTTGGCAATAAGGATCGCGGTTGGTTGCTACGCCAAATGAAGTCAGCAAAGCGCAACATGATTTAAGGGGCTTCGGCCCCATCACCCTAGTCCTTAGGAGGTAAGCCATGGACAAATCTACTTTCACTCTCGGTCAACGCTTCATCGTTAAAGATGCTGCTAGTTTCTATCACGGGCAAGAGGCCACAGTGGTCGCTCCCACTGATTGGCTTGGCGTATGGAACGCGCGTATCGGTAACGTGTTCTTCTGCATCAACGAACGCTACATGGGAGCGTTCTAATGTACTTCGATAAAGATATCGACTTGGAGTTGGAGCACAAAGGTTGCTCCTTCACCGTCAACATCAGCTACGCTTATTCCCCCGCCACAGGCTTCTCAGACGATCCGTGGGGCGCAGAGGTAGAGTTTGGACAGTTCCTTAACTGGCGCAGACAAAGGCCGATCAGCCGCCGCTTACAGGCTGTTATAGAAAAGCATTACGGGGACGCATTGGTGGAAACAATCTGCGAGAGGGAGCAAGACCAATGATTGACAGTTTCTTAAAAGCATTTGACGGGGTCAGCCGTATGGTCGATCACTGTGGTTGGGTCGGTGGTAAACTGGCCCATGAATACTTCCCGCCGCTTCTTGCAGATGCACAAATCTTTGACTGCAATGGCATTAAGGACGCTGTGATCGGGGATGGCTCTTTCGAGGCAGAGATGTACCCCGACTATGAAGTTCCTCCGCATGTGGACGCGCGTTTGCCCGCACCTATCACAGTTCTGGGGTTTGACATCCGCGACCTCAAGCGCCGTGTCGCAGGGTATGGGGATGAAACCTTCCCTACTGCAAACACTGCCCGCATCTATGTCCTTCGGCAGCTATCAAGCCCAAGTCACTTTGAAGTGTTAAACATTTCCCAACAGCATTCGCCCATCCGCATCGGCACTGTCGGCGGCGAAAATGGGTGGGAGCCTTGCCCCGTGCTGCGTAAGGAAACGCTAGAACACGCGAGCAAACGGCCCGAGATCACTGATCCATACGCTTGGAAGTTATACCAAGAGGAAGCTGAAAAGTTTCTACTCGCCACAGAAGGCACAATGCGCCGCATGTGCTGCCTACTGCAAACCATGAACACGCCTCGCTTCGTAACCATTGCCCCGACAGGTTCACGCCAAGTGCGCAGGGGCGCAAGTCGCGGGATGGGCCTAGCTGTTGACGCTTGGCATTGCGTAAGCTGGGATGTGGATAAGCCCGTAAAGGCCAAGGTTCTGCACGATGAAGCATTCCATAAGCTGCCACTGCACTTCCGTCGCGGGCATTGGCGCAAGGCAGACCCAGACCACGCCAAGTCCATTAATCGTGGCGGGCGCTGGTTTACTTGGATTGATGGCTACTGGGCAGGGCATCCAGCTTTCGGCTTTAAGCAAAGCTATCACCAGCCGAAAAGAGCTGTTGCTGTGTAAATAGTGTATTTACAAGCCCCTCTGTTTATGATAGACAGGGTTTGTAAGCAACTTTTGATAGGTAACTCAAATGACAAATGTAACTGAAACAGGTAGCCCATTCGAGCTAATCAGCGACTTTCATAAAGACGCATATGGCTTCCGTCCCAATCAAGCATTCATGGACAACTACCGCACCTGTTCATACGATGAGCGCAAGCGCATCCACAAAGAGCTAAACGACGAGATCGTGCGCAGCGAAAAGGAGCGTTTGGAAGCAGAGGAGCGGGCGCTTGCCAAGCTCAAGTCTGCAATGGTGCAAGCTATTGAGCACCCGACCATGGAAATCAACGGCTGGAAGCCCGCGTTGCTGCATGTGTTGGGCAACCCAACAATCAACCACGACCAAGACCTAGAGCATGAGCTTTGGAGGTGGGGCATCGGGTGGCAAAAGATGCGCGAGATTACACGCAAATACTTTCAACGGGTGCATTAAGCATCCACCCAACCTTGGAGGAACCAATGAGTAAATGGAATGAACTTATTACCGCACAAAAAGCGGAACGCATAGACCTCGTACAGAAAGCACTGGACGAGCATAAAACAAAGACAAACGCTGCGAACAGCTTGGGCATTACACGCCAACAGCTCTATCAGTTTATGCGTCAGCACAAGCTGCAAATCGTTGCGAGAAAATACGTCAGCGACTTAACAAAAGTGGTTGAAGAAATAAGCCCAATAATTACGCCAAGAAAAAAAAGTCAGACAGGTTACAATGATTGAGCAGTGGGACGAGATGAGCGAAAGACACTTCAGAGAAAAGTATCAAGCGCTTCAGTCCTTAAATCAGTCTCGCTATACTCAAACAGAGGCAGCGCGGATACTTGGCATGTCGCCCCGTCGCCTCAATAATTGGGTGAAAGCTTATAAGATTATCTGGATAGTAAAGAGGCAGGGGAGGAAAATCCATGAAACTATCGCCCGCACTAGAAGCGGAATATAAATTCCTTAAACAACAGGTAGACTTTTGGATGGAAGCATGGATGCGCAAAGACGCATCGCCATCAGCACAGCAAAGATACTTTTACGCTAAAGAGGACTTGGCTAAATTTGTTTCAAACAGGCGCAAAGAAGGTTTTAATATATGAATATGTTCACTGAAGAAGAAGTGCGAGAGCGCTGGGAAAAACTTGCTGAAGCTGAACGCAAAAGGATTAAGCAACGGGACGGAGCGAAGCTACCAGACCCGCCAGACCCTAACAAGCCAAAGCCGAAGCTCAAAAGGTATCAACCCGATATGCAAAAGAGCAATTCTTACAACCCCGAACGCTACGAGCAAATCCTTAAACTTGTCAAAGAGGGGCATACCAATAGAGCAATCGGTAGGATGCTTGGGATAAGCGATACAAGCGTTCGCTATTGGAAGAAGCGTTACGGTATGAGTTAATCGTGTGGGCCGCTCTGATGTCACTTGTGATTGCCGATAGGCACCAGAAAGATCAAGTAAGCCATTTACGGATGGTTAAAACTCACTCTCACCGTTCGACCCACTCAACATTTCTATCAAATAAAAACAGGTAAACACAATGGAATTTTTTACTGCTTTATACATTGAATACGCAATACGCGGCAGAGAAATAGAAACCTATTTAATCCTCCCTAGCCATGAAGCTTGTCAAATAGCTATCCGCGACAACGAACACATGTACACATACTTCTTTGCAGATGGTGATGTGAATATGTGGTGCTTGGATACTGGGGTGATTTCAGAAAGTATAAGACCAGTCTTGCGCCCTAAGTCCTGATGTGCAAAGATAAAGGTGAAACGATTGGCTTGGTCAGGTTGCTCGTTAGGTAAGTGGCTCCCCCAGAAGTTTGATCTGCTTCTGGGGTTCCTTTTTTCAGCATAAAGATATTTTCAACCAACCATTGCTGCATACGTCTTAGGCCCAACAATGCCATCTACCGTCAACCCTTTAGCGTACTGCCATTCTTTTACTGCCGCTTC